ATGGCGGAAACGGCGTTTAAGGTACTTGAACAGAAGATCCTTGAAGGTGACATGATAGCAATTAAATTGTATATGTCCTATTTTATAGGGTTGCCAACCCAGAAAGTAGAACAGAAAATTGAAGGGCAATTAAACAGCGTGAAGATAGATGTTGTCAAGCCACAAATTGTAAAGGAAGAGGTAATGTGTAATTGATTGATAACTAACCCTTTGCGGTCCTAGTTAACATAATATTAGTTATCAGCGAATAGACTGACAAGGTGGCAAAGGTTGACGGGATAGTGGCGGGATACAATGAGGGGGTACATAAGAAAACGAAACCAGACCGAGGCGGGGTAACTTCCCAAATTTGGTAGCAACTTTTTAGACTATCTAACTTTTGATAGTTAACTTATAAGTTAACAAAACACACTAAAATATTAACCTATAACTTGACAAACTACTGATAAAAGTAAACCTATACGATGACACCCTTTTATACCCTACTTTTCAAACTGATAAACTAATACTCAAATTTTAATTTTCCGTAAAATGGATGCAACATTAAAGACTAACAAGGTATTTGAGATACTTACGGATTCGGACAAGAGGATTACGGTGATGCAAGGAGGTTCTCGTAGTGGTAAGACTTATAATATACTTATTTGGTTTATAGTAAAATTATTACAAGAGAACGGCAAGACTTTAACAATTGTGAGGCAATCGCTTCCAAGTATTAAGGGAACTGTTCTTCGTGACTTTATAGATATACTTTCCCGTCTTGGGATTTATAGTGAGGATAATCACAACAAGACGGACCAAATTTATTCTTTGAATGGCAATATAATCGAGTTTGTATCAGCAGATCAACCTCAAAAGATCCGTGGTAGAGCGAGGCAGTATTTATTCTGCAATGAGGCGAACGAATTGACTTATGAGGCTTGGATGCAGTTGATAATGAGAACTGAGGGAAAGATAGTGATTGACTATAATCCTTCGGATTTATCATCTTGGATTTACGACTCTGTTATTCCGAGGGATGATGCAGACTTTCACATTACAACTTTCCGTGATAACCCATTTCTTCCAAATGAGTTAGTCCTGGAGTTGGAGAGGTTAAAGGATGCGGACCCCAACTATTGGACAATCTACGGATTGGGTGAGAGGGGATTAAGTCAAGACTTAATTTATTCTCATTGGAAGACAACGGAGCAAATGCCAGAGGGCGGTGAGGTGGTTTACGGATTGGACTTTGGGTTTAACGTACCGACTGCACTTGTGAAAATTGTGTTTTTTGAAGATGCAGCATATTGTCAAGAATTAATATACGAGGCAAAGATGACAACTGATGATGTGGTAGAGAGATTAAAGACTTTAGGGATTGAGAAGTGGGATGACTTGTATTGTGATGCAGCAGAACCTAAAACGATTGAGAGTATAGTGAGGGGAGGATTTAATGCCAAACCAGCTAACAAGGATGTGACGGAGGGAATAAAGACCGTAAAAGCTACACCATTGTTTATTCATCAAGATAGTGTAAATTTGTTAAAGGAAGTTAAAAACTATCGTTGGAAGACTGATAGGAATGGAAATAAACTTGACGCTCCAGTTAAATTCAATGACCACATTTTAGACGCATTAAGATATGGCATATTTAGTAAATTAACAATTCCAAGTGTAACTTGGGGTGCAATATAAAAATAGATGGGTTTATTAGACATATTCAAAAAAAAGGGTTTAAACCCTAATCAGAATGTAACAACTAATATTAGAAGCATCAATGGTGCATTGTTACAAGAATATGAGAATGGTAAATATGTTTATGAGGGATACTTGGGCAATGCCGATGTTTATAGCATTGTATCATTCCTTGCGAGAAAAGCAGCAAGTATTCCGTGGTACGTTTACAAAACAAACAATACAGAGAAGGGAAGGACATCACTTGCTAAATATAAGCAATTAACAAAAGGCTTAGGAAATCAAGGTGCATTTGAGAGAGCGGTGATAGAAAGAAAGAATGCTTATAGTGAGAACATTGTGATGAACTCAAAATTAGCAAACTTATTAGAAAGACCAAATGAATATCAAGCACAAGACCAATTTTTCGAAAATTTATTCGGATACCGATTTTTGTCTGGAGAAGGAAACATTTACGGAAATGACGGTAATTTGGGAAGAGAGTTCCTTGAACTCAACGTACTGCCAACCCATTTCTTGGACATCTACCCTGACCCAAATGACCTTTACGGCTTGCTCGGATACCGCCTAATGGTTGACAGAGGAATAGACCTACCAAAAGATAAAGTATGTTCGTGGAAGACTTGGAATCCAGACTTTGATGCTACAACAAGAACACATCAACGAGGTTTGTCACCATTACGTGCTGCATACAAAACTCTAAGGATGAGTAACAATGCTGCCGATGCAAGTGCGATGATGGCAGCAAATGGTGGAGCAAAGGGTGCGATTACTCCTAAGCCACTTGGAACAATAGTACCGAACTTTACAATAGAGCAAGCAAACATAATTAAGAGAGCGGTAAATGAGGACATCAACACTGTTGACAATAAAGGCAAGGTTGCAGTATTGCAAACACCTTGGGATTATTTAAACTTTGGATTGTCTTCTGTTGATATGGAATTGGTAAAGACAATGCAAATGAGTTTACACCAATGGTGTAGAGTATTTGGTATGCCAGCAGTATTATTTGATGTAGATACATCATCTTACAACAACTACCAAAATGCAATGCGTGATTTGATTACAAACACAATAATGCCAATGTGTTGTTCATTGAGAGATGAGTTGAACAAATGGCTTGTACCAAGATTTGGTGAGGATGTATTTATTGACTTTGACATTACTGCTCTTCCTGAGATGCAACAAGATATGGAGAGAATGGTTCGTTCTCTTCGTGATGCAAACTGGCTTACAATGGATGAGAAGAGAGTAGCAATGAATTATTCTAAGAAAGAGGGTGCGTGGGATATGAGTTATATCAATCAAGGACTTGTGCCAATTACGCAAGTAATGATGGACTTAAGCATAGCTGATGATAATAGCAACGACAACAGACAAAGAGATATGGGCGATCGTGATGCAGAGATTTCCGAAAGTCCCAACGGAGATGACGTGCCTAACGGAGAGAACAATGAGGATGCAAGTGAGGATGTCGTATAAAATAAAATTGACTGATGAACGCAATGCAGCGAGGGACATATTGGCTGAAGGTGGAGAGGCTGCGAAGGAGTCTTGATAAGAAATATAGTTCTTTGTTTTTTGGAGTGTTAAAAGGCGAGTTAGAAAACTTTGCTCGTAGTGTAAGAAGGGATGGTGCGAGTGCTGCGGTTAGTGGACTTGGTGCAGTAGCTTGGGATGAAAAATTAGTTCCAATATTACGCAAGATGTATAGAGAAGCTGCGGTAACATTTGGGAACGCAACATTTAGAGCGGTAAGTGTAGATAGCAAGAAGGCTGCTAATCCATTCGGATTGAATGATGATTTTTTTAGTGAGATAACATCATTTTTAATTCAGTGGGGTTTTTTACTAGCATCACTAATGACTAAGACTACTAAAGATAGATTGATAGTGATAGTGAACGATGCGATGGCACAAGGCTTGAGCAATGAAGAGATTGCAAAATTAATACTTAGCGACCCACAGATAAAATACGCAAAATATAGAAGCGTGATGATAGCAAGAACGGAGGTGATGAGGTCGAGTAACTATGCAGCATTAAAAGGGGCAGAGAAGTTGCCATTCCAAGTTGATAAGATTTGGATAGCAACAAGGGATGCGAGAACAAGGAGAATACCGATGGACTTTTATGACCATTGGAATATGGATGGGCAGATTGTAGCATACAACGAGCCATTTGTGAGTGCGGATAAGGTCGGAAGACCTATTGTGGTAGATGCTCCTGGTGACCCAACTGCTCCAAAAGGGTTTACAATAAATTGCAGATGCGCAGTAGGATTTATTCCGAAGCGAGATGCAAATGGACAATTAATAATGAAATGATGACTGAACTATTTGAAAGTGATATAAAAAAATATACTAAAGTTGATAAAAAAGGAAGACTAAGAAGTTTTATAGATTTTTTATGTGATGATTGCGCAAAAAAATCTACACAACGAATAGATGAATTTCACAGAAAAGGTAAATTATGTAGAGGTTGTAAAAGAAGAAGACAATCTTCTGATAGCTTTGAAAATAAAAACTTAGACTTAGTTTGCGCTGCATCATTATTGTCAAGACTTAAAAAAAGATATTTATTTAAAGGTTTAACTTCTAATTTAACGCCAGAAGAAGTTTTATCCTTATTTAAAGATAAGTGTCATTATTGTGGTTCTTATAATTCAAATAAATATATTTATAAGCAACCTCATTATACACACATATTTAATTATAATGGGATTGATAGGATTAATAGTAAAAAAGGTTATATAAAAGGTAATGTTTTGAGTTGTTGCAAAAAATGTAACTTAGCTAAATCCGATTTATCTTATGATGAATTCTTAGAACATATAAAAAAGATTTATGCCAATTTATTATTGCGAAAGTAACGGAAAATACAGAATAGGAGATGGTGAATGTATCTATACTACAAGGGAGAATGCCGACTCGGCTTATTCAGCTTATTTGGCAGAGGAGGGAAAGAAGGAAGAGGCAATTAAGGACAATAATACAACGAACAAAAATATGATATACAATTACAAGTCTTTTGGTCTTGAGGTCAAAGATGTTGATGCAAAGAGTGGAGTAGTAAGTGGTTACTTCTCTGCATTTGGTATGGTGGATAGCGATGGCGACATTATGATGCCAGGAGCATTTAATAGGTCAATAAAAGATTGGGGTGTTGATGGTAAGCAAAGGATTAAGCACTTACTAAACCACGATCCATCTAAACCATTAGGTAAATTAACTAATCTAAAGGAAGATGGCTATGGACTATATTACGAGTCTAAGGTTGGAACACACCAACTCGGTAAGGACTTCATTAAGATGGTAGAGTCTGGACTCATTGGTGAGCATTCTATTGGCTTTAGAACGCTAAGAGAACAAAAAAGTGGTGACGCAAATGAGATACACGAAGTAATGTTATTTGAAGGCTCAAGTTTAACGGCTTGGGGAGCAAATGAGTTTACACCACTATTGGGATTAAAAAATATGGGTAACGTAGAACAAGTTAAAGACCAAATAAAAGCATTTGAGAAATTTATCAGAGATAGCGATGTCACTGATGAAACAATCGACTTATGCTTAATAAAAGTAAAACAACTCGCACAAGCAATAGAGATGATGAGTAGCACTGCTCCAGTCATTGCGACAGAGCCGCAGCAAAAAGAAGCTGAATTGCCCGTGGGTTCATTTATATCAATAATCAATAAAATCTAAAAAATGAGTGATTTGAAAGCATTCGAATCTGCCCTTGAATCAAAACTGGCAGAACAAAAGGCTGAGGTTGCAAGCGTAACCGAAAAAGCCTCTAAGGCATTTGACTCTAAAGTAGAGCAAATCAATGAGC